CTTTAAATTATTCAAGTAAAGAAGGAATGATAATTATGGATTTGTTTTTAGGCAGCGGCTCAACTATGGTAGCCGCCCACCAACTTAAACGCAAGTGCTACGGCATGGAACTCGACCCAAAATACTGCCAAGTAATAATCGACCGAATGCGCAAACTTGACCCGAATATATCAATTAAGAAGAACGGAGTACCTTTGTAGTATCAGCAGAATATCAGCACAATGGCGGCAAAGGACATTATACCACATAAATTCAAAAAAGGTCAATCCGGCAACCCCAAAGGCCGACCGAAACTTCCTGACATAAAGGAAGCATTGGCGAAGATACTGGCAGAGGAGAAAGATGGGGTTAATGCGCTCGAAGCTATACTCAAATCAATGAGGGCAAAAGCAGCGAAGGGCGATGTGAGAGCAGCCGACTTCCTGATTAGCAGGGGGTACGGTAAAGCAGATCAACGAATTGAGATAGATGGCCAGCAACCCGTACAAACAATTATCCAAATAATCCCCGACCCTAATTCAGCTCCCATTGCCGATTGAGAAACAGTGTTCAGGGTGTGGAAAACTAAAGTGCCGTCTTCAGATGGACTTTACCAAAAGTTTTTGCCACCTTTGTATGAACAGAGCCGATAACATGAAAATACACTACAACTTCGCCACTCGCAGCCGGCCGACAAAAATGACTGCTGCCATTGCCACCATTAAGGCATACTCACACAAAGCAGATTATACAATCGGCATAACGGTAGATGATGATGATGATGTAACGCTGAACTCTACCCATTACCTCGAACTGCAAAGGGATCCTAATATCTACTTCACACATGGTAAGAGTGAAAGTAAGGTACACGCTATCAATCGGGGCATGCATGCATGGAAGGGTGATATAGTGGTGAATATGTCGGACGATATGCGATTCCTTGTACCAGGTTATGACATCAAAATCATTAATGCCTTCGCTGACAACCTTGACCAATTCATCCACTTCCCCGATGGCAGGGTAAATCACCTACTGCCAACAATGAGCATAATGGGTAGGACTTACTATGAAAGATTCGGGTATATCTACCATCCGCAATACTTCTCTTTATGGTGCGATAATGAGGCTATGGATGTGGCGAAGAAGTTGGGTAAGTGGAAGTATGTGCCGGAGCGCATTTTCGACCATTACCACCCTGCATGGACTGGTGAGCCGATTGATGCGCAGTTACGGCATACGCAGGGTTATTACCACATTGACGAGCAAACCTACATTAAGCGGTCCGCCGCAGGATTCCCAAATGAGAATGTATGACATTAAGTGTATTAATCTGCACTATCCAAGGCCGTGAGGGTTATCTCACCCGACTATTGCAGGAATTAGTGCAGCAGAAAGCACGGTTATCTAATCAGCTAACCGATGAGGTTGAAATCATTGTAGAATCGGATAATGGTGCTATGTCCACCGGGCGCAAACGGAACTATCTCATAGGCAAGTCAACGGGGAAGTACATCGTATTCATTGATGACGATGACATGATCGCACCGACCTACATCGCTGACATTCTCGAAGCAGCAAAGCAGGATCCCGATGTTATCGTATTCAATGGAATAATGACCACCAACGGCAAGGATGAGAGGAAGTGGTACATAAGCAGGGAATACGGCTATGAGGCCAAAGACGGTGCTTATTATCGCTATCCTAACCACATTGTACCTGTGCGCAGGGAGATTGCGGTTAAATTCCCATTCCAAGATATTAAGATTGGGGAAGATTACCTGTACGCAACTGCAATGCATAATGCAAAGGTTCTGCAGACAGAGGTCAAGATTGAGAAGGAACTTTATCATTATCAGTTTAGAACGAATAAGTAATGAAGTACTACCACTCCGGCACTTATGAAGCTATCAACGTAATCGAAGCGTGGGGGTTGAATTTCTGCTTGGGGAATGTAATCAAGTACGTTGCACGGGCAGGGCGAAAGACTGACAATCCTATTGAGGATTTGGAAAAAGCGAAGTGGTATATTGAAAGGGAAATAGAAAAACTAAAACAGAAATAACATGGCACAACAGAAAAACAAAAACGCTTATTTGTATGAAGTTTTTGAGTATCTTAATTATAAACAATTATTTACTTTATGTTGGTGGGAATTGTTTAATAGAAAGAAATTAAATTCCTTCTATGAAGGATTAAAGAAAGGTAAATCTCCAATATTTGCATATAAAGACGCTAAATCTAAATAACATGGCACAACAGACGGCGGTTGAGTGGTTTGCAGAGCGTTTAACATTAAACGGTTTAGCAGATTATTTGACAGTAGAAGAAGAATCTTTGTACAACAAATTGAAAGAACAAGCCAAAGAAATGGATAAGCGTCAAAAGAAACGTGCTTGGGATAGAGGAAAATATATCGGGCAATCTTTCCCTAAAGGTCAAATTGAACCAGAATATGAGCAAGATGCAGAGGAATACTACACCCAAACCTACGGCAAATGAGATACTCCCAAAACAACGAACAAGACGTAATCGAACAATACTTCAATGTAGCAGGTACATTCCTCGACATTGGTGCCAATGATGGACAAACTTTGTCCAATACATATTCCCTGCAACTCAATGGATGGGGTGGTGTACTTGTAGAGCCCTCTGAAGATGCTTTCAACAGGATCCCACCCAATGACAAGGTTAAAGCGTTTAATGTGGCAATCGGTACGGCTGATGGCACTTGTACATTCCATGAAATGGGAACACATCTGAACAGGGGCGATGTATCGCTATTATCCACCATTAAGAAATCGGAGATGAAGCGTTGGAATGGTACGGAGTTCAAAGAACGTATGACAGAGGTTTGGACTTATAAGACATTGGTCAAGAACTCACCCTACAAGGTATTCGATTTCATTAGCATTGATGCTGAAGGTATGGACTTTGAGATACTTGAACAGATTAACCTATCCGGTACACAAATGGTATGCATTGAACACAATGGCAATGCTGACCTATTTCAGCTCATTAAAGAGTACTGCAATGGGTTCGGACTGCACAAAAAATTGTTAAACAATTTAGAAAATGTAATATGGGCAAGGTAATCACCTCCCTTTCCTCCACAGGCAGGGAGAACTATAACGAGGCGATGTTAGGGCTTATCCGTTCAATCAATCGCAATGCTCCCGACTATGACACTCACCTTCGTAGTGTGGATGGCTATGTAGATGAATATCAGGGTAGGAAAATACTGCAAGGCAAATGGCCAAAGTCAAGCAACTACGAATCATGGAGCCATCAAAATATGCCGTATCAGTTTAAGCCTGTAATGGTAGCTGAAGCGTATGAGTTGGGGTACAGAAAGATTATTTGGTGCGATTCAACCATTCGAGTAATGAAGAACCCCGACCCCCTCTGGAAACTTGCAGCCGAGCATGGTATAGTAGCGTGGAATAATGAAGGGCATCCGCTGCACAAGTATATCCCCGACCACCAAATCGCATGGTTAGGGTTAAGAGATTACACACAGGTATTGCAGATGTATCAGATTATGGCTTGTTGTATTGTGTTCGACTTCGACCATCCTGCGACTAAACCGATATTCGATAAGTGGATTGATGGTGCCTTTAATAACTGTTTCCACCATAACGAATCGAAGAATCCGCATTATATTAGCAGCCGGCACGATCAATCGCTGCTATCAGCTATCATGAATCTAAATGGTGTAAAGGTTCAACCTTATGGTGGGTTAGCATATCGTGAGTTTATGCCAGTGGATCCATTTTTCATTAATTGGGGGGTAAAAGATTAGTTATGGACTTCACCAAAGAGCAATTTATCAACTTTTGGGGCAAGAGCGGATATTACGAAGCGTTTACCTATGGGATAGGCATACAACAGGTGATTGAGCGAACTATCGTACCATTTAGTAATAAAACCTGTTTAGAAATAGGATGCGGTGGCGGTGTATTCACAAAAGTACTATCAGAGCAATTCGATGAAGTTATCGGAATAGATGTGATACCCGAACACGATGGAGTGAGATACCACAATGTGAAGTATAAGGAATTAGACAACCAAGATTACTACTGCACCGGAATACATGACAACTCAATTGACTTTGTATTCAGTTACGGAGTATTCTGCCACTTCTCAAATGATGCCATTAAAGAATATCTGCAATCTATTTACAGAGTAATGAAGAAGGGCGGTGATTGTGTGATAATGATTAGTAACTTTGACAAACTGAAAGCGGAGTTCCCCGACTTCGATGACTGGAGTAAATACAAGTTAGGGGATAGAATGTTAATAGGGCATTTTTACCAAGATGACAGAACGGTTGATATTATGAAGCATAAATTCAAAATAGTAAGCCGTAACCTAACACCCGACCACAGGGATATTGTGGTACATCTAAAGAAATAATATGGGCTACACAGGAAAAACAATCGAACTAATAGACCTTGTAATTGACAAAGTGCAAACGGTGGTAGATTTAGGAGCGCAGAATGATTACCGCCATCCTACACTACCTGCACCATACGTTAAAGATACCTACTATGCAAACAAGAACTATGTCGCATTTGACATATCCGGAGAGAATGGAAGTGAACCGTATGACCTTTCACAACTACATGATTTCGGAATACAATACGATCTTTTGGTGGATGCAGGAACCTCCGAACACGTTGGCACAAACGGCAAGCATGACATCAAAGCCATATACAACTGCTGGAAGAACAAGCACAACCTTGTTAAAGTCGGGGGATTCATTGTC